CTCTTGCGTAAAGTCTCAATCTATGGAACTCTCTCCATTGACCATAATACCTACAATTGTTTCCATCTTTTCTAAACCACTCATATTGAATAGCTTGACCTACTTGTAACCCAAATTGTTGAGATGCTTTAACCGCATCAGTAGCTAACTGACTCGGAAATGCTGACGATGTTATATCTATTGCTACGTTTTTCATGTAATTATTTGACTTGTTGTTCCTTCATTAGAATACCTTGCGAAGTTAACAATAATTTTTGAATCTTTTTTCTCGGGCAAATATAAATGCTTTTGATTGGCCATAATAGCCAATCCTGAACTAATAGAAGCATCAAATTTTGTTCTGTCGTTTATGTCAAACTTTGCCCAATCTTCTAATGTTCTTGTGAATGGCATAGTTCCCATTTCATCAGACTCTCTATAAGCACCTGCCAAATCAAACCCAACATATCTCTCTATGTAAGACTCGATTGCAGAAGCGTGAGACTGTTTTACATCTTCAGATGAGTTTGGAATACCTCCAAGTTCTCTCTCTGTTTTTGTTAGTTTATTGTATTGTTTATCAGGTCTATTCAAACAATAATTCCTATACCCTCTATTTTTAAAATGATACAATAACCTAGGTTTGTTGTTCTCTATAAGAATTGGCATACCATAAAATACACAAGCCATAAGAACTTCTTCGAAGAATATCTCTGCTGTTTGAGGTCTTGCTATGTACTCAAGGAAAAACTCGTTTACAGGAGCTTCATCCATGTGAAATTTAGTAAGACCATGAAGGGAACCATTTGATCCTCTGCCTCCAACTACTGCAGATATATCATAAGAGTCACACCCAAAAGACCCTAGATATTCATTACCGGGATATTTAGATCCATTTCGTACATGAACATTATTTTGAAGGTGCTTCGCAGGTGTCCAACTTACCAAGAACCTACCCCTTGAGTCAGGAGTGAATATAACTTTACTATCTTTAATTCCATCTTTCCAATGAAAAGAACCTCTTGTTAAAAAATGTTCTTTAACCAAACTGTCGTTATAATCAATCTGCTGATATATCTTTGTAAGGTTAAACAAAGACTGTTTGCTCTCATCTCTAAACGCATGTGATGTTGTTCTAGGGAATTGACGATAAAACTCATTTAAAGCATCAGAATCGCTTTTTAAAGAATCAACCTCTGCTTCCCAATACTCAACAGCTCCATTTTTTATCATCGTACCATCAACTCCCTTTACAGGTGTCTCCGGTTTGTAAAACACAGGCATACCATAGATGTCTATAAAACCTTCCATGTTCCACTCCATAGGAATAAACAAGCCATATAAACCACTCTTGGTTTGACCATTAGCATTACGACTTGTTACTACTGAATCTTCATATAGGTCTTTGTAGTTTTGACCTCCTTTTGATAATGCATTTGAGGTTGAACCCATCATGCACTTTCCAATAATCTTGCTACCTAATCTAAGACATGTTTTGGTAACTCGCCAATTGTTTTGAATGTTATTTGGTTTAACCCATTTAGCACTATTCATGCTTATTGTAAAATCAGAAAGAATTAATTTTCTTTCATCATCATTATCTGCATCAACTTGAATACCTACATATTCTCCTTTGTCAAGATACTCTACAGATACTTTATTTCGCCTACCTGTAGTTATTGGTTCGTAATCTTCAAACGATTTCTTTTTTGTTATTAAAGGTATTATAGATAAATTACCCGATAAAGAAATTCTATAAACTTCTGTATTATAATTCGATTTATAGTTTTGTATATTTCCACAACTTATACCACAAGAAAGAGCTAATATCCTTATTTGTTCTATTAAATCTTTTCTGCTCATTCCAATAGAAATTATATTCTTTTTTTTATCAGAATATCCATCAGTTTCAATTAAACCTGCCAATAGTTGAAGTCTTGATTCAATAGAAGATTTCATATAGCTATCAGGTATGTGTTTATTATTATAAACTCCAATGTCTCGTAATTGAGAATTTATTCCTTTAAATGCAAATTCAATAATTTTAGCACAGTCTGATTTTTTTAATTCAAAAGGAATGTTTTTCATTTGAGCAATCATTCCTAAATACTCTAATATTTCAGGTTCTTCTTCTTTATTTACAAGTATTGTAAAAGATGATGATCTGCCATCTCCAAGCCATAAGCCTAAAAGATATGGAGGCATTCCTTCAAATTTATCTGACATTTCAATTCCCTTAGAAACAACCCTTGTTAGATGTTTCTTAACAAAAGATGATTTACCTAAATATTCTTTAGGCGTCATTATAACTTCTTCGTGCCTTTTGCTTTTTTTTCTTGAGTTAAATATATACCTGTTAAATACTAATCTATGGTTTTCTGTTACAATATAATCTTGTCCGTAAGGTTGTTTAACTAAATATCTATCAGTTTCACCTGAAACTTTTTTCATTACAGTCTTTATTTTACCTCCTTCAACCATAACCTTATCTCCAATATTTATATCTTTGATAGGTTTAAATTCAAAATCTTCTGTAAGTATTAATGTATCAGGAGCATAACATTCGTCATGAGCTAAAAACAATAACTTTTCTCCATCATAAGAGTTCTCTTCTGTATTTTTCCAATCGATTGATGTATCTAGTCCTTCTATGAACTCGCTATCGATATCATACATATTTTTCTTCGTAATCTTAGATGCCGGTACACGGAAAGCCAACTCTGTCTTTGGCTTATCCATACCATCCATAATAGGTTTAAAGAAAAATGGAAGTCTACTGTTTATAGGAACTACTTTGTCAGTAAACATTTTTTTAGCATCAGCTCCTGTTTTTGATAAGATACCTATCCTTGCATCTCTTGCAAGTGTCCCTATGTTTACACATTCAGATGATGACATAAATGAGAATCCTGAACGTCTAATCTTTAGATATATCATTCCAAAACTTCTCTCATCTGCCTTACACGCTTCCCAAAAAATCCAATAGATTCTATTAGCTTCACGAAAGTCGGGGTATCCAATATCTATACTAGACCATTGAAGATACATATAGTGAGAGCCTGTTATGTAAGTAGGAGTTCCATTGTTCATGAACCAAAAACCTTGATCTCTAAAATCAAATTCATTTTCAATGTAATCAACCCATCTGTTTTTAAATTCAGCGGCCATCTCATTCCATTGAAATATTGATTGTATTCTTGAAAGCTCTCTAGGAATTGGTTGTCTTTCCCAATATTGTTCAGCTTTTGAAGTACTTCTTTTAAAACATTCTTTTGGTGCTTTAGGAAGAGCGATATTAAGTCCTGATATATTGATTATATCTCCTATCTCTCCTGTCTTTGATATTACTACAACATCATATTGTTCGTTGTATCCATATATCCAAGACTTATTACTATTTTTTTTAGTAATAGCATTAGAAGGTATATGGTCCCTTACTATGGTGTAGATATTATTTTGACCTTCTTTCTGCAAACCCTTGTTTTGAATCAGTTTTATTAATACCTTTTTCAGATAATTCTATGCCTTCTTTCTCAGATTCTATTCTATTTAAAATCTCGAATGCATCAAATATAGCTAATTTTTTTGTAGCAGCAGCATTTTTTAATTTATCAGCAGCCAATTCGCCTCCAATATCATCAATATTTAAGATAGGTTCTTCAGCTACTTTTATTAACTCAAGAACTGCCTTATGCCCGGCAGAAATAATCTTTAGTTTTGTTTCTTTAGGTGTCATACTATTATCTATAAAACATTACGTATACCATTCTTCCCTCTTTCCAACCTGTGTTTGGATATTTACTGTGAAAATAATTAGAAGGGTACATAAGAGCACGATTAGGTCTATAACCAACTACAGAATGTAAATCCCAATTATCTAAGTTGTTTGCTTCGTCTGAAAGAAATCTATCAGCCTCTTCATTAGGAACATCTAAAGGCATTTCATATCCTACATCTTTATGTTTCCAAAAAGCAGTTCCGTGTAACCCTTCTTTTGTAGATGGAGAGATATATAACACAAGTGCTCTTTCGGGTCTAATATCACCTACTTTTGAATCTGCATGTATTCTCCAATCAGTATCAAACTCTTCAGTTGCTACTCTAAAAAATCCTAACAAACATTCTCGTTTAGTTTTGTCTATGTCGCTCAATTTATCAACAATAAAATCATCAAATTCTTTATTGCTATATTGAACCCAAAACTTTTTATCCCCAACTTCAACTTCTTGAAATTGATTACTTAATAAACTATTATAAACATAGTTATAAATATCTTCTTCTAAAAAATCATCTATAATATTTATCATAGCTTCATTGTTATTTGATGGTCATACATTCTATATAATTTCTCTCCATCAATATTAAATTCATATTCACTATCAGGTACGAAACAAACTGAATCTCCTTCTTTAATGCCTTTCGTTGATAGGTACTTATTTGGATACTTCATAATCCCCATTAATGGTTCTTCTGAGAAAGGTTTAGAGATATATGAATCTACTGTGGGAATTGGTTTAACAAAGCAATACCTATCGTATGCATACCATGTGTCTCCTTTTTTATACATAAAAAATTGGTCCATTTCAATAAAGAATAAATCTTCTTTAAAGAAACTTTTGCCACTTTTTTGTCGGCCCTTAATGTCATTATAAAATTTGAATACATTATGATGTACAAGAAGTATATCTCCTATATATATAGGTCCGACATAGCCGATGGGTAGTTCTACAACCTCAGCATATCTATTAGAGAACTTATGATCTTCTTCTGATGTACTGACTATAAACTCAATACCACCGATGTCTTTTGTGTTGTCATAGCGTTTACCATTTACAGGCTTTGCTATAAAGTAAAATGGAGATTTCATTAAAAATTTATATTATATTCGATTGAAATAGGTATATTAGGATTAAACTCCTTCCACAAAACTACTTCTTCTTTTTGATTTATAATATATATTAATACATCTTTTTTATTATTTATCTTAATAAGATGGATTTCATTACTATCTCCAAGCACTTTTTGACCCACAATGTAATGCATTGCACCGCTTTTATAATCAGGCCCAACTGATATTTTTCGTATATCCATTTAATTTAATTATTATTTTATTAAAAACTTATTATTATTACTATTCCATCTCCTCCTTTACCACCATTGCCTGCTAATCCTGCAGAACTTGCACTTCCACCTGCGCCTCCTCCTGATCCAATTCCTCCATCTCCTCCTTTACCACCGCTTCCTAATTGAGAATTACCTGCACCTGCGCCACCTAATGAATAAAAAGGTTTCCAAGATGTAATTCCATTCTCTCCATTAGTTCCATTAGTTAAACCTGAACCATTTACACCTGCTGAAATAAGCGGACTAATTGCTGTTGCATTAACATTTCCTGAAGCTCCTGCACAGGTTATTTGACTTGTAAGAGGTGTAACATTTGCTGTTCCAATAGTTGGAGATGCTTGCCCTGCTATTCCTATGAAATTTGATAAAGTTAAAAATGTTGCTGTTGCTTGTGTTGCTGCAGATTCACCATTTGCTGATGTTCCTGTATTAGCTATACCTCCTGCTGCAGCCCCACCTGTAGTCCCTGAACCTATCACCATATTTTGTGCAACTATTGCAGGTTGCAATCCTACCCAACTTCTTGTTCCTGCAGAACCATTTGCTGCAACTAAACCTCCTGCTCCTCCTAATCCAACTTGAATATATAATATATCAGAAAGTTGTTGTGCATTATATAAAGCTCTTACTACAGCTCCTGAACCTCCACCTGATCCTGCTTGTAAGATTGATGTAGAACCGCCTGCTCCACCACCTGCTCCACCAATGCACATTATATAAACATAGTTGCATTTCTTAGGTTTACGCCAAGTTTGCCAAGCACTACCATTAGCATTGAATATCTGTATGTCTTGCTGACTATTTGGTATATGAGATAAATCTAACATATTATAAACTTGTTGTTATTATTACAAAGCCATCACCACCTCTTCCTCCATTACCTGCATTTACTCCTGTATTAGAAGAAGCACCACCACCACCGCCACCTGTTCCGGGAGCTCCATTACCACCATTACCTCCATTTGTACCTGCTGCAGATGAGCCTCCTCCACCCATACCACCTATATGTATTAAGATAGGTTTATAAAGAATAATACCATTTGCTCCATTCGTATTAACAGCGGCAGCTGTTATTGCAGGAAAAACACCTGCAGCACTAATTCCTGTACCTGCTCCTGTTCCACCACCGCCGCCTCCGCCTGTAATATAATTAGCGTAAAGCACTGTTCCTCCTGTTGTAGTACCTCCTGCAGCGGCTGCTTGCCCTGCTTGAAAAATAAATATCCCTAAATTAGCAAAAATATTATTTGCTATTACAGATATTGTTTCTGCATTTCCTAATGCACCTCCTGCTGTTGTTCCTGCTCCTCCTGCTGTTGCAGGAGTTGTACCTGAACGTAAAATAACGTTTGATACTGATGTTGTATCAGGTATTAAAGTTACAAAACTATTTTGTCCTGCAGAACCTGCTGTTGCTGTTGTTCCGCCTAATCCTCCATTCCCACCTATTCCTGTTAATATATAAAGTCTATCGGGTAATAAATTTTCATCAATGGTTAATCTTGCAGTAGCACCTGTACCTCCACCTCCACCTCCACCTCTTGGTGTTGCAGCTGATTGAAATCCACCTCCTCCTCCTGCACCTGAACCTTGACAAATAATATTGACAAGTTTAGCACCTCTTGGTTTTATCCAAGTTTGCCAAGTTCCTGCACTGAAGAAACCTTGTACATTTGAATTGTTATTTTGAAAATATGATAAATCTAACATATAACTGTAATTATTACTAATCCATCACCACCATCACCTGCTTTTGAGGCAACAGAGCCACCACCTACACCACCACCACCACAACCGTAGAATCCATTTCCGCCTCTACCACCTGCGCCTGTTGTTATACCTGCCCCACCTGCTCCTCCTGTTCCACAGAAAGGTTGTAGTGTTCCATATCCATCACCTCCATTTTGCCCTGCTATAACGCCTCCATTTACTTGCGTAGTTAATATTGCTGATGCTGAAGTTATATTTCCTCCTGTTCCAAATACAGATGCTGTCTTACCTCCGCCACTAGCTCCTCCTGTAATTAAATTTGTTCCTAACGCTGTTTGATTATTTCCGTTACCGCCTGTATTTGCACCTCCTGCACTTCCTACAACTCCTGCAGTAGAGGTGAATAATCCTAAGTTACCAAAAGCAGATAAAGCTACTACTGATATTGTTGCTCCTGCACCTGCTGTTGTTAATCCTCCTCCACCTGCTACTGTCGTCGATGATTTACATATAAGCGTTTGTTCAGATGTAGAAGGTTGTAATGCTATATAACTTATCTCACCACTACTTCCTGCTGTTCCTGAGGCTGAGCTTCCTCTACCTCCTTTTCCAACTAATATATAAATTGTATCAGGTAATAAAAATGCGGGGATTAATCCTCGTACTATTCCTGCAGAACCTCCACTACCTCCTCCGCCAACGGCAGCAGCAGAAATAGTAGGATGTCCCCCTCCACCACCTCCACCTAAACAGAATATCTCTATGAATTTAGCACCACGTGGTTTATTCCACGTTTGCCAATTACCTGTAGCGTAGAGTATAGTGGTTTGCGGTTGTTGAGAAGGTATGTTTAATAGGTCTATCATATATTATATTGCCCAACTTGGAGTTGGAGGATTAGAATCAATTACGTGGCTTTCAACAGGAAAGTCAGGGTATGTCAATGTATTACCATCCAAGTCTGTTATTCTAACTAGATTACCATTACTAATTTCTTGATACGCTTGAAAATCCCATCCAAGAGTAAACTGTATTAATATGTACTGCATAGTTTTTAATATTTACCTCCAATTACACTTACATAATAACCTGCCGCAACTGTTGTACCTAAAGTTACATTTAATTTGTAACCGGGAGGTAATGCAAAGTTTAATGGTAATTCATAAACAGGTTGAGCTGCTACTTCAGAAATAGTTGTTGCCGCTAGGGTAATTTCATCATAAAGAATGTTATTAGCTGCTGTTGCATTGGTAGAACCATTGTTTATAAAAACTCTTGCTACTGTAGCTATGTTTGTTCCTGCCGCTCTAAATCTTATTCTTTGTACAAATCCACCATTAGTTGCATCTGCTGTGAAACAAGTTAAAACTGTTCCCGTGCCATCTTTTGCCGTATTTTGAGTAGTTAATACTGTTGTTCCCCATTCTATATCTCCTAATGATGAAAAAATTGGTGCTGTATTTGCTGCCATAATTATTTATTTTTAAAATATGTTTTGTAATCCTTGTGTCATTGCTTGTACTAATCCTAAATTTGGCTTAGCGTTAAATGTGTTCCAATCTGTTGAACTTAATGCTCCTCTATTTGTAGCTGATGCTGTTGGTAGGTTAAATGTATGTGTTGTTCCTATTGAAGATATATTAAAATCTGTACCACTTCCGTTGGTAACTAATGTTTGTGTAGATCCTGTTAAGCTATTAATAGCTGTTATACCTGTTCCCGCCATTATACCAGCCTGTTGTGTAACAGTAAATATTGCAGATGCAGTAGATGGTGGTGGACTACCTGCTGCAATGAATGGCATAGTTACTTGAGTACTTGTTGCACTCCATACCAACTCGTAATATTCTCCTGCAATAACATCTAATAAGTAATTCCAAGAAGGTAATACGTGTCCATTAATTCCCCCATGTTTTGATACTACAGCAACAAATCCTGCTGATCCAACTACATCCACTCCATTTTTTCTAAGCCATATTGTTACATCGTGCTCCTGTGTGTCACTGTTCTCAAGTTGAACACTGAATTGTAAGTTATATATTCCTGTATTAGCAAATGTTATACGAGAATCACTAACAACTGTAACTCCATTACTTATATCTAATGTTCTAAACTTAATTGGATAACCTGTATTGATTACTGCAACAGTTTGCGTTAACACATCTTGATACATTGCATAATATCCTGTTGGTGTAGCAGCAGTATTAGTTCCCCATTTTAATCCTGTTGCAGTTGTACTATCTGCTATTAATATTTGTGTATCAAGTCCTACAGGAAGTCTTGTATTTGTTGTATTAAATGTATATAAATCACCTTTAGTGGTAAGAGGAGATGTGCTTGTAGAAGAAAGAGTTCCTCCTGATAAACTTAGTCCACTACCAATAGTTATTTCCTCCATTACACCTGTACCTGCAGTACTTCTACCAATAAGTTTATTAGTAGCCATTGATGTAGATATATCAGGGGTAGCTCCGCCTGATGATGTTATAGGAGATGTTGCTGTGACAGATGTAACTCCTACATCAGAAAGCAAAGCTACTGTACCACTTGCATTTTGAAGTGTTTGAGTATTTGTAGCTGTAATAGTAGCAGGTGATTTTAAATAAAGACTACTACCTCCACCATCTGAAAATGAAATATCATTACTTGTAGATATTGTAATTTGTCTATTTGTAATATTATTAAAAAGAGAAATATAACCATTATCTAAAATTACTGAAAGAGGTGACAATCCGGTTTGAAGATATATTGTATCTGTAGTAGTATTACCTGCTGTTGTAACTTGTTGAAGTGTTGGAGTAGTTACACTTGGTAATGTAGCTAATGTACCATCTCCTCTTATATATTCAGATATTGTACCTGTTGGATAAGGATAATACGTTGTACTATCTAATGCAAATGTTCCAACACCTGTCATTTTTACAAATGGCGTGCCTGCAGTCCACGTTGGATAGTTTAATGCTCCCCAAGTACCTATATCAGAAGTTAAAGCTATTGTACCTGAAGCATCAGGTAGTTGCCAAGACCAAGACCCTGTTACTAAATCTGATCTTAAATTTCCATAACCTGCTGCAGTTTGGAATCCTATACTTGCATCTTGATAAAGATAAATAGAATTTATCGTATCAGTTATTTGTAGACCACTATAAGGTGTATATAATAAATTATAGTTGGCATCATAGTTATCACTAATGCCAAAAGAATACCCATCTGAATATAAATTTCCTGATGTTATACCTGCAACAATTATTGAATTTGTAGTTGTGTTTCCTGCATCAGTAACTTGCTGAAGTGTTTGAATACCTCCTCCTGTAGTAACAGAACCATCTGCCATTAAATACTGTAGATTTGTACCTCCTGTTTTAATAAATGAAGTTGCAGTTATATTACCTGTTAGATTAATGTTGTTTATCGCTGTATTCCCAACAGATAATACATCACCTAGCCCCGGTGTTGTTGAAGTAGGAGCATTTACCCATCTTATTCCTGATACTGTTTTTGAAAGGAATTGACCTGTTGTTCCAATACCTGTGGTGTCATCTTGTATATTTCCCGGTATTATTCTTGTTGAAGTAATGTTACCAATAAGAGTTATACTCTGAGTAGCAGTATTACCTGAATTAAGAACTGCTTGAAGATTATCTACCGGCAAGTAACCCCAATTTATACTTGAAGCTCCTTTGCTAAGGAATTGGAAAGGTAATCCTTGACTACCACTTGTGTCCTCAATATTATCAGGTCTTATTAATGTGGTATCAATAGTTCCTACTAATGTAATGTTCTGTGTAGCAGTATTTCCTGAATCAAGAACAGCTTGTAAAGTAGCAGCAGGAAAGTTACCTGAGAATAACTGCAACAACTCCCCTAACGAAAAGTTCTTTGTCGCAAGAGGAGTAGCTGATGGTGTTGGTCGAGGAGCTTCTGTCCCTATTAACCTATCGCTTAATTGTAAAGGTGTATCCGCTAAGGGGTAAGTAGCTATCTTCGACATTATGTATTTTTTAAGTTTTAAACAACAATTCTAACTTCACCTGTAGATGTTTGATATATTGAATTGACAGCAAGACCATCATTTACAGCTTCATCGTTGTCTTCATATACAGGAAGATTATTATCTATTAATGTAACAAATTGATTTGTTGTTGTGGCAAGAGTAATTATATCTGCCAAAAGAAAATTCTTTGTAGCATTGCTGCCTGCTATATCTGTTCCTATTACAGTATCATCAAGAATAGGAGCTGCTATTATAGGATATACACTAATCTTTGCCATTTTATTTTAGTTTAAAGTTAATAGATATAGAATCTTGTCTATAAGTCCAATCATCTCATCTATAATGTTTTGCAACTCTGATGGATAATTGTTTCTCTCAGTATCAAGAGTTGAACGCAATTCTTTTAAGTGAGTAGTAGCATCTGTGTTTTTTGACTCAGGAATAACTATCTCAACTCTTTTGTTTCTACCAAAGTATGCCTCAGTAAAAGTATCAGTCAAATCAAGTATTCCATCATAATAAGCGTTTAATGCTTTGTGCTCTGCAAACGATGTCGTTTGAAGGTGTGCGATGTGCATTGCATCTCTTGATTGGAACAATGTTCCGATAAGTTTTCCCGGTGTCATAATTACTCTGTTTTTTGTGTTACTTCTCCTGTTTGAATATTGATAACAGCATTAGCTCCATATTTCTCTATTAATAACTTTTCGTGTGCAGAAAATTGAGCTTTAATCTCATCAACTACTCTAATTAATGTTTGCTTTTGCAATTCAGCATCAGCAATTGCCATTTTTACTTTATTAAACTCTACGTTTAATTCTTGAATTTTTCCTAATTCTTCCTGTGTTACTTGTGTGTTTGACATTTGATTTTTATTTGATTATTAATTGTACAAATATATAAATTTTAAAATAATGTTTTGTTTATTTTTTTATAGGTGTAATATACCAATAAAGCAAGCAACAATATCAAAAGCCACCACCAATTATTTGATTGCTTATCAATATCTTTTTTTACCATCTCTATTTTTGCACTCTTTTTTACTGTGGTTTCAATTGAGGCCTTTTCAGACACTTTTATTTTTGTAGTATCTACTAACACCTTTTTTGTTTTTTTATGTCTTATCTTTGCGTTTTTGTACTCTTTACCATTGATAGTAAAAGGTAAAGTAGTATCGATTGGTACAATCTCTATTTCATCAGTATCTGTAACAACACTAACGTGATTATCTTGAGTAGTAATCACTTCTTGTTTTTTTACTGAAGTGCTGTCTGATTTGACTACAGTATCTACTTTGTCTATGTTTACTTTTCTTGAAGCACAACTTGTCCCAAATATTGACAAAATTAGGGACAGAATAATTATTTTTCTCATTAGTCTTTTATTTGAAAGTGCATCCAATCATAATTCTTTTCTCTACCCAATGACTCAAATCCATTTTTATAGAATATGTCAATCATTGGTTTATATTCAGGTCGTGCAAATCGTGCAGTCTTTGATGTCTCTTTTAATTTATTTCTTCCCGGATCCAAATCAACTGCTATTCCCCAAGCATGCATTGACCAAGCAGAACCACCTCTCATTTTTCGGTAGTTGAAACAACCACCAAATAAATCAATGCCTAACTCTCTAATTTTTTTAAAACCATACTCGGTTAATATATCGGTAAATGCTGCTTTTAATTTATCAGCTACTAATTTATGACACATCATTGTAGTTACTGTGGTGTCTGTGTCCCAAGCAAGACGCATAGGGTATGGAAGTTGAATCTTTACTAAATAATCAACCCCTGTTTCATTAGGGGTTCCGTATTTTTTTATAATCTGTTGTGTAGTCATTCTTTTAAGTCGTCTATATTTGATTTAATTTCTTTTGCTCTAATAAAAACTTTTTTTAATAGTTTCCAAATGTCAATTTTAAAAGTCTCTTCAATATTCTCTTTTATAGACACCAACTCTACAAAAATTAAAAGTATAGTACAGATTTTTGTAAACATATATGTTATTCCAAATGATCTAATTATAAATTCATTTAGAACATATTTATCTATAACGAATAAGAATAAAATACATATTTCATATAATGCCATCTTTGATATTATATTTGATAGAACTCTGCTTCTAATACTACTCCAACCTTTTAGCTTTACACTTTTAAATATTCCTGTAAAAGTGTCTAATACTATTGCTGCAGCCACAGCTATTAAAAGACCTTGTATTGGCACAAATAATAATATTATTGATGACAATATATAATTAATATATTTCATTATCTTCCCTGTCCTCTGTACGCTTTCACGTAGTTTTTACTCGTTTTAAGGGTACTCGTTTTAGTTTTAGATGCTACACCTGACTTTTTTGGTTTAGCTTGATAAGCAGACTCTTGTTGTTTAATCTTTGCCATCTTACCAAAGAGCGTTTATTTTATCTACATCAGATGTTCCTGTTAAATGTAATTTTATAACTTGTATAGGTAATACTGTTCCGGCTAATACTCCATTAAATGTAATTATGTCTCCTCCTATTGTAGTTACAGTTACTGAACCTGCTCCTCCTACAGATTCTCCAATATAAATATAACATCCCTGATTACTTAATCCTGTTTGAGGTGATGCTTGATACACAATATATTCTTGATCTGAATCAATAAATATATCCGCATTCAAATCTAATTGATCAAAGGTTTTTGCTCGTATAACAGTGGCTGAAGTGCCTAATGTAACATTATAAACAATATCTCCTTCTTTTATGTTATCGTTTATAAAATCAGCTGAACTATCTATTAACGTATCAACGTTTGTTGATGTATTTGTCCCTGAAGTTATTACAGTTGGATAAGGTATATTGGCATTATCTGATAGATACGCATTTAATGCTCTTGAAAATGTTGTTTTGAATACTGACATTATTTCTAATTTGTTTTATATAATATTTTGTTTACCAATAAGTTTGGATCATTTAGCTTTTCTTTTCTTGCTGCACAACCGCATTCTTTTCCTGATGCTTTTGAAACAGTTTCAACAACTTTTTTAATTCCTGTTGCAGCTGTTATTTTCTCAATTGTGTCTCCTAGTCCTTGTGATTTCATTTTGTAAAGATATTAAATTTTTGAAACTTTTTTACCCATGCCTACTTTTGTTTTCTCAGCTTTCTTAGAAGCCAATTTTGAAGGACTTATCTCCGATATAGTCTTTGGGGTTTTTGACGATACTTTTATTTTTGGTCTGCAGTATTCATTACTTCCTCCTGCACCACAAGCCTTACCTGTTCTTGTATCGGTCCACTTCTCTTTCTCCCATCTTTTGAGAGATGTACCTTCTTTTGACTTGACGACATTGCCTGATGCTTTGCGACACTTTGCTATTGCTTGAGATGCACGCGCAGAAGGAAATACCTTGTACGTTGCTTTAACTTTAGTGTAGCAAGCATCTTTCATCAGTACTTACCCTTTCTATTTGAAGGATTACTTGTGGTGGGACCGCCAGGTCCCTTCCACAAATATTTACAAGCCCAATAACGTGCGCTCAACTTGTCATTTGCAGTGTCACAACTATGTCTTGCCTTAAACGATTTTCTCGCTGCGGCAGAATAATTGTTACCATACCCTTTGGCTCCAAAATGAACAATCTTCTCCTGCCCATTGGCACAAGCCTTTACCATCATTTTCTTACCGGGTCTGTCCGACTTTACAGGTCGGTTACAGCGCATTAATGACTTGTTAGCCATGATTACTCGGCCGGAGTTTCTTCAACAGGAGCTTCTTCAGCAGGAGCTTCAACAGTAGGAAAAACATACTTACCCATAATTGGGCTCCATACCATACCTCTGTCTTTTGGATTATCTCTTCTGTTTTCAGTCACCTCAACTACTACTTCTTGAGTTTCGTTTACTACTTCTTCAACTACTACTTCTTCTACTTTTGCTTTTGCCATGATTACTTTTTCTTTTTGGTTAACATTTTTTTAAATGCATCTTTCTCTTTTTTCTCAACTGCTTTAGGCTCCTTTTTCTCATGAGTCATCATTGCTTTTTTGGAAGCATATTTCTCCATACCTCCATACTCAGACATTTTCTTTTTTGCAGGCTTCTTTGCCATTTTCTTAGCTACCATATCTTTATTGTTGACATTTACCACCTTTAGTACATAGTCCAACTGAACTGTTGCGAGATGTTTTGCCTTTCGCATCAGCCATTGTACGTCTTTTTCCCGGAGCTTCTTTGATTGTCTTAACAACTTTATTTACCCCTTGTCCGATATTTTGAGCAACATCTTTAATTGTAGAACGAACAGGATGTGAGTACTTAGCGTCCCACTTTCTTTTCTCTGTTCGAATAGCACCTTTGACTGCTCTCTTGATTCCTCCGTTACCCATTTCCAT